TCTGGTTGGGGTCCGAAGTCGCTACAGCACAAATCGGTTAGGAATACGCACGCGACCGGCGTAATTTCGTGCTCCTCGATATACCGCATGACAGGGGAGAACGCCGTTCCGCCGCCACCGTGCGGCTTAATAAAAGGGTCCTCCTGTTGGTCAAACTTGTCGTAATGGCAGACCTTGCTGTCGAAATAAACAACGTGAATCGCCCTTGGTTTACTATCCTGGTGGATAGTTCGAATCTCAGTCGCAAACTGATTAAGCTCATTGCTTCCAACAGAGCCGGAGCAATCCACAGCGACCACAAGTTCTCCCATTTCCTCACCGCTAACGCTCGGCATGCACAGACCCATCGAATAAAAGCGGCGATTGACACGCGAGAATGAGCGTTCATCAGTGCGGGCTTTCTCCACAAAGCGGTGTAGGACATCACGCCAGTCAACGCGCGGGTTAAGCGTATCCTCGACAAAGCGTTTAAGACCCTCACTAAGGTTGCCCCGCATCTTAGCGACCTGTGCGGCTTGTGCTAGCATGGTCTTAAGGTCTGCCTGCAATTCAGCCTGTTGCGACGCATCGCCAGGGGCATCCATGCAGTTATCTAGAGATGAACCGGGTTGCCCATCCCCTGGTTGTCGGCCTTCGTTGTCTTCTTGCGGCAACAGCGAATAGATAGTTTCGACAACGCCACCGCCTCTGCGAAACAAATCGCCATCTAAAACACCGTGATCCGGCATCTTACCAACCCGTTCGTCGGTGAGGATTTGGTTCACGACAACGTCAGCTGCAATGTTCCACTTGAATGGGTCACGCGAACCACGCCGCAAAATATGCTCCAGCACTGGGTGAAGAACCTCATGCCCAACGAGAAACAAAACTTCTGCGTCGTTCAGTGTGCGGATGAAACCGGGGTGGAAAATAATCTCTTTGCCGTTAGTCGCGGCAGTTGGCGGGTTGAGATTGTCGTCAATCCGAAACGACATGTTGAGAGCCAACATACCGAAAAACGGATATTTCATAACTAGCTGCGTCTTAGCACGAGATATACGCTCGGCGACATCAGCGTGTAGTTTTTGTTTAGACATATGTTCTCTCCGTTGTTTTTAGCCCATATAAGCGCGCATCTTATCCATGATGGACTTAACTTCGTCCGCAGTAGCAGAACGAACGTCCAGGTCTCTGCGAAGCGTATCGGGATCATGGCTTGCGATCTTATCCATGACTTCACTTCGCATAGCCTCAAAGTCTGGGTTATTAGTGATGTTCATACGCCCAAGAATCTCACATGTTTCTCGTACGTTATCGATCAGTGAGTCGCGGAAGATACTGGTAGGGTCAGCAATCTTTTCGTAAACGCCTTCAACGCGGTTGAAGAGCCGTTGCCACGCTTCTCGTAAAGCTACGTCTTGAGCGTGGTTAACCCGTGCTTCAACATCGCTGCGAATCCGATCAAGCTCAGAGTCCAGCACAGACACACGAAAGTCAGTCGCAGGGACAGGGAAAACAGCCATATCGATCCGAAACTTTTCGCGAATGTGCCGCGGGTCTGGATAATCCTCTCGGTTGAACAGCGCGCCAAGCGTGTTTTGGGCGTCACTAACCAAGGCAGGATAGTGCTTAACAAACTGATCTACTAGCCACTGCCACTCGCTAGCATGCTGACCATATTCTTTGATAAAGGTGAGATAGTTATCACAAGGGAGTAACTGCGTCCCTTCGATACCCCAAGGCAGAGTGTTGCGATAATAGAGCGCACGAATAAAGGTACTTTTGGCATGGACCAATGATAGCTCTTCAGCACCGGGCAAAAGCGCCTTGTTATAGCGCCCCACTTGTTCAGCCACGCCAAAGTCATTGGCCACTTTGCGGCTAGTCTTCTTATCGAAACGACGCGCAGACCATTGTGAAATAGTAAGCTGAGTCAACAGTGCACGTTCATGCAAAGACATAGTATATCTCCTGTTTGTTGGTGGGAAAAAACGGGTTAGTGTTGGCCGAGAATGATATGCTTGTTGTCACGAATCCAATCGGCCACCGAAGGATGCGCAGCAAGAACAGCCGTTTTCGGACTGCCCAAAACAGACAGCACCAACATGACGCCAAACTCACCCGGCATACGCCGAAGGTACTTCATCACGTTGCCGATAGTATCTTTGTTGGTTCTCGCACTAAGAGCACCAGTCAGTGCATAGAGCGTTGACGGGCTAGTGGGAACGTCTGAAGAATCCGGTTTAGCAATGATAGCGTCTGGATCGGGAAGTTCTCGATAGATTTTGAGAAACGCGTTAAACTCCGTAGCAGCGCCCTCCCCCACAGCGCCGACAAAGCACGCAAATTCAGCGCTCTTAGGCACAACGTCCAGCACTGCGGAAACGCCGTCAACCCAGGAACGGGGAGTTGGATTAGCATCACGCTGCGGATCAAAATCATGCAGCATGGCAGGCTTGAACCGAATGAAAGAGATAACTTCCGAACGTACTTCGTTAGCCAAAGCCCAGTTAACCCAATCATCCATGCTGGTCACAAGCTCGATGGCAGTCTCACGGTTACGCAGATGGCTAAGAACACGGTTAGCACCGGCTCGATCACTTTGTCTGTTGCCAGTGCTAACAACCATCCAGCCGGGGGGCAAAGGCACACCATGAAGGTTCCGTGCTTGGCAGATATTGGCCAGGACCTTCTGCAAGTCAGCAGACGCTTGATTGCGGTCGTCAAAGCACAAAATGCCTTCCGACGTCGGATCAGTAGGGAACCACTCCGGGATTTGGTAACGCAGCGTGCCGTTATCGGGGACTGGGATACCAAAATCTTCCACAAGCATTGTCGGCATATGCCGCTCGATATACTGCACACCAAGCTGATTAGCGGCTTGACGCACGATAGACGTTTTGCCACCGCCAGGGGGGCCTTCGACACAAAGCGTACGCTTAATCGCATAGAGCGATTTGATAACTTCTGACAGTTGAGTGCTGCGTATAGCGTTAGCGCCAGTCGTTTCGATTTTGGTTGAATTGTTCTGCATTGTCTTGTTCCTCTCTTGTTTGTTGACGTTCTTCACTGACTGAGTGTGTGTTTGGGTTTTCTCCTATTGCTGTTTTGTAAGCCTCAACCATATCGTCGAGGTCAGCCCATAGTTCAAATGGGTAAATATCTCCGTAATGCGTGCGCATAAACGTGAGAAAATCATATGAAGTATCAACAATTTTTTTATTTAAGCCCCGATGAGTGCAGGTATACCACCAATCTTCGCCTTTTTCGGCTCTTAAAGCAGAAAATATAAGTATAAAACTTGGTAATACTTCTAGTTGTGTATTCTTACTCATGGTAACTCCGATTGATTTTGCTCATAGCTCGAAAGAAAATTACCCACGTTCTGAAGACGAAATGAGCCACAACAGCGCTCGAAAGAAAATTACCCACGTTTCAAAATCATCGGGAATATCTAAGTTTTGTTTGCGTAGTTCTGTAATTTGTTCGTACCCATCCAATTTTGAAAGCTCTTCCCACCAAACTTCGCCTTTATCCAGACGAACGGCAGTGAGCAGGAGAAGCCAATGCGCTGACATGGCGGTTTCAATGTCGTCGTAAAGCAGCACTGCGCTTCTCCTGCTGCTCTATCAAACGCGGATGTCCACTGTGGGTTCATTAGGCGTGTTTGTGTTTGTGTTTGTCCGCCAAGCATCAGCAAAATGTTCGTTGTTTTTAGTCCGCAACTCTTGGTTGGTTTCGTTTGTGCGTTCGTAAAGCTCATATTCTAACTGAGCATCAGAGAACATTTTGCCGATCAGCAGGAGGATATACACGGTGGTCAATAAAGGCCACAGGAGGCTCACCCATGCGGTTTGGAACCAAATGCGGTCATAGGTACCATCGGGGTAGAGAATCTTACCAGCGGCCACGTATCGCGCAAATAGATAGCCCATGGTTACGGAGATGGCGACAAAGCCACTGAGGTAGATCAGCATGAACAGTCCGAACATGTGGTTTCTTTCTTGGTTAGCGGTTGTTGGGATCAATCACTTTGAAGACGAAATGAGCCACAACAGCCAGGGTGACGCAGCAAGCGGCTAGGGCGATACCGATACTGATAATAGCGATATCAAAGCTGTCGTATGGCAGACAGGTTACAGGAGTGTTGAGTGGGATAGAGATTGTTTGAGTGTAGCCGGTGTTCATTAAAAGCCCTTTCTGGAAACGCCTTCGCCGATAATGAGGCGGCCATCGTGATGATGAACCACAGCAGCGGTAGCGTAGATGTGGCGATTGTTCGGGAAGTTGTTGGCAATAAGCCAGCGGCGAGAAGGAAGGTTGGTGGGAAGGTCAATCTTAGCGTTGGCAGGACCACAGAGCAAAATAAGCTTGGTGTAGCCAAGGGCTAAAATTTCATCGAGTTCTTCGATGGACCACAGATGGCCTTCGTTACAAATGAAGTCGCTCCCAGCATACCAGTCATAGACGGCGTCACTAGGGGAATAACCACGGCCCGAATAAACGGGGCGTAGCACAAGCTTAGAGGAAGACATGATATGCTCCTACTATGTTTGCCAGTTGTTTGGAAAGTTTGAGCTGTCGGGGACCGAAGTCCGATCGACCCGACTAACGTACCACGGTCCGGCGGCGGTGTCAAGCCCCCTACGGGGGCTTGGAAAAGTGTAAAAGGCAAAAGTAATGGCGAAAAATGTAAAAGGTAGGGGTAAAAGTGTAAAAGGTAGGGGTAAAAGTGTCAAATTTAGATTATTTAGATTGTAAAAGTGTCAAAGATTTTACATGTCAAAAAGCTGAAGTCCTTGGGGCGCAAGGGTTTGCGAGGGATAAGGTAGATAATATAATCTAAGTGGGGAAAAATAATAAGTTCTACAGAAGTGTAAAGTGGGGGGTAGGACCAAAATCCTATCGGCCAAATTTTTTTTTGTATCGGGAAAGGGTAGTGTTTTTTCTTATATTATTTATATTAAGTAGATTCTAATATACTAAGAAAAAATGTCCAACCTGCTGGTTTTACCTTGAAAACACTGGATATTTGACACTTTTTAAAACTGTCAAAAGTGTATAACATTTGACACATTGTGTGTCAAATCTTTTACACAAAAAAGTGTCAAATATGTCAAAGAATTTCAGGCCTCCGGAAAAAAAATAGATTGTGCTTGACACTTTTTTCCAATCTTTGACACTTTTTTCCAATCTTTGACACTTTCCGAATTGGGGCAGACCTGCCTTAATTTTACACTTGACACTTTTATTTGACACTTTCCGAATTGGGGCAGGTCTGCCTTAATTTTACACTTTACACTTTTACGATTAAGGCGGGTCTGCCTTAATTTTACACTTGACACTTTTATTTGACACTTGACACTTTTGTTTTACACTTTTATGATTGAGGCAAATCTGCCTTAATTTTACACTTTACACTTTTAAACGCGCGATCTGTAAAATTACGAGCCGTGAACCCCCGACGAATGGTCCGAACGCAGTGAGGAACCGCAGCACAACAAACCTCCTAACCCCCCGACAACCTGTGCCCGATGGTGAGAAAACAAAAAATAGCAGGCGCTTGCGCGCCTGCCGTGACTTAATCATTCTTATGCCAGATGGTAATGTCTCTTACCACAACGTAAACGCAGTAGCCGACGATTGCGGCAAAGCCGAGGATGCTTAGGATTTCGTTCATTGTTGCACCTATGAAAAGAAAGGGGCGAGGCTTGCGCCTCGCCCTGGGTTGGTGATCGTTAGGCGAGAATCGTGGGGCCTTTTTTGCTGGGCTTGGGAGCGCTTGGCGGAAGCCAAGCTAAGTAAGGTTGCCCAAATTTGTTCGCCAGCAAAATCGGTGGCTGCAATTCATCCGCTCCAGGCGCGACGAACATGGCCCATTGTGAAATGGGCGCTTTGTGCTTGGTCGACAATTCACGCATTTTCTTTGCGATCTTTGCCGCATCGGCCGCGCTGAACGCGCCCTTCTCGTTTTTCTTTAGGGCAATTTCGCCTTTCGGATTGAGAACGATAGACACGTTGTCACGATACAACTTAGCCATGATATGGCCTTTCTTGTTCCCCTGGCGCGTCGGGGTTTCAAAGAGCTTCGCCGCTTGCGCCTTAGCGACGTGAAGACAATCGCACGGCCACGGTTAAAAAACTATGTATTTGATTTGATCGCTGCATTAAATCTTTGCAATGTGCAGTTCATGTTTTGTTCCGGACGTCGTCTAGCTAGGCTTGTTCCCTATGCAACGCGCAATAAGATAAGCTCTGTTTGATATCCCTTTGCGCACACGATACAAAAACAAAAGCCATAGCATTATAAGGGTTTACGCGTGCGCGCCCGCGAAGGGCCGGGGGGCACGCGGCCATTGGCCCATGACCGCCCCCTGGAATACCCAAATCTCACATAACAAAACCCAGTTTTTCCAATATTTGACACTGCATTAGTATCTTACTAACCCCTATTTTTATATTTGACACTGCATTAGTATCTTACTAACCCCCCACTTCTTCAATTTCCAAAAAATTGCAGCCCCCAAAAACCAATATTTGACACTTTTAGTGTACCGCTTGACTTCCCCTGGTCTTTAAGCACATTAAAAGCATGCAGGTTACTCGTTGGAACAACCGATTTGCTATGGACTTAGCCCTTTTATTAGAGGGTTCCGGCGAAACCGTGGATGAAATCTTAGTCCGGCATAAGCTAATCAAAGACGATCTGCTAACTTTTTCGCAAGATAGTGCTTTCGAGAAGCGCGTTAACGAATACAGAAACGAAATTAAAGAAAAAGGCGTCACGTTTCGTATGAAAGCTCGCGCTCAGGCAGAAGAACTACTTACGACTTCGTGGGTTTTGATCCATGCACCTGATGTTTCCCCCACAGTTAAGGCCGACCTTATTAAATCTACGGTCAAGTGGGCTGGTTTAGAGCCTAAAACGGGCGATGGAGACGTTAACGTGGCGCAAGGTGTCTCTATCACCATTAATTTAGGCGAGCAACAGTGACCGAAAGCCTCTCAATCAACTACACGCCGCCCCTTACAGGGCGCAAATTCATGCTATCAAACAAGAAAATGCGGGTAATTATGGGTCCTGTAGGGTCCGGAAAGAGTGTTTTATGCTGTTTTGAGATTATTCGCCGTGCTTCTATGCAAGAACCAGCCCCTGATGGCGTTAGGCGTAGCCGCTGCGCCGTGGTTCGTGAAACGGTGCGTCAGTTGAGCGACACAACAATCAAAACATTTCTTGATTGGTTCCCAGAAGGAATATGTGGCCGCTTTATGCGCACGACTAAAACCTACTTCTTTAAAATGGGCGATGTTGAGTGCGAGATTATGTTCCGCGCCCTGGATGATGCCGACGATGTGGCCAATTTGAACTCACTCGAACTGACTTTTGCCTTCTTTAACGAGTGCCGGGACATTGCGCCCGAGATTGTAGACGCCATGAGCAAGCGGATCGGGCGTTTTCCTTCTTCTAAGGACGGCGGGCCGACGTGGTTCGGGATGTGGGGCGACACTAACCCACCCACTATGGATACATGGTGGTACTATATGATGGAGAAGCTGGACCCCAAGGACGGCGTGAGCTTCAAAGAAAATGGTTGGGAGGTGTTTAAACAACCATCTGGGCGTAGCCCACATGCAGAAAACGTAGAAAACTTACCTGACGGTTATTACGACACGGAAGGGCGCAGCGAAGAGTATACCCGTGTCTACATCGACGGTGAGTACGGTCTGTCTCTGGCCGGTACACCTATATATAAGTACTTTAGGCCAGATTATCACATTTCGATAAACCGCCTTAAACCTATTATGAACGGCATACGACCCCTGGTTGTCGGGATGGACCTTGGACTTACGCCAGCGGCTGTGATTGGTCAGCAAGACCCCAGAGGGAGAGCCCTTATTCTAGCAGAGGCAGCTAGCTTCGACATGGGCGTGCAACGCTTCGCGCGCACGGTGCTGCGTCCGCTCCTTGTGGAACGGTTCCCTGGCATGGACGTACACGTTATTGTGGACCCCGCAGGTATTCAGCGCGCGCAGACAGATGAGCGCAGTGCGGTTGATATTCTTAAGGCAGAGGGCTTTAAGGTTATGCCTGCTAAGACGAATAACTTATCTGCACGGCTTAATTCAGTCGACGAGCTTTTGATGAGGCAGGTTGACGGGGATGCCGCCTTCTTAATGGACCCGTTGTGTTCGCGGCTTAAGGCTGCGA